CATCTAAGAAGAAGGTAAAGAAATGATTAATATCCATTTAGAGATAGCTGAAGTAGAAGAAGTATTAAAGCATTTAAGCAAACAAGCCTTTGCGGATGTATCTGCTTTGATTGCTAAGATTCATGGACAAGCTGTTCCACAGGTACAAGCTATTCAAGCAGCTAATCCTCCAGAAGCTCCAAAAGAGCCTGATATTTCGTTATCATAAGTGTTGTAAAAATACAACATAATCAAGAACATGACAGTTGATTCAACAATAGACAAAGGTGGTGCTCCAGAAGGCAATCAAAATGCCAAAAAGGGCAAGCTCTTTTATGGTCAGTTGCGTAAAGCACTTGTTCAAGAGGATGCGTTAAAGCTACGTCAGATCGCTGAGAAGCTAGTAGATGCAGCTATTGAAGGTGAGCCTTGGGCTGTTAAAGAAATCATGGATAGAGTTGATGGAAAGGCAGTCCAAGCTAATACCTTTGAAGATGCTGAGGGCAATTCACTCATTAACGCTATTGAAGTTAGGTTTGTAAAGCCAAGTGAGTGAAGTCACATCTGAAATTCGGGAAGCGCTCTCTGCTGTCGAATTCCCACATAAACTTTCGTTTCTTTTTGAGCCAATGCGCTATAAATGCGCTTTTGGTGGTCGTGGCTCTAGTAAGTCTTGGAGCTATGCTCGTGCTTTACTTGTTATTGGAGTTAAGCAGCCTACTAGGGTTCTCTGCGCTCGTGAGTTCCAAAACTCGATAGGTCAGTCAGTTCACAAACTGTTGTCAGATCAAATCATTGATTTAAAGTTAGATTCATTCTATGAAATTACTCAGAATTCCATTCGTGGGAAAAACGGAACAGAGTTTGCGTTCGTTGGGCTTAAAAACAACGTCACAAACATTAAGTCCTATGAGGGTGTGCATATATGCTGGGTCGAGGAGGCACAGAGTGTTTCTAAAACATCGTGGAACATTCTTATACCTACAATTCGTAAAGAAAACTCAGAAATCTGGGTCACTTTCAATCCAGAGCTTTAAAGCGATGAAACGTACCAAAGATTTGTGGTATCTCCGCCCGAAAACTGCAAAACTGTCAAAGTTAATTGGTCAGATAATCCCTGGTTCCCTGATACGCTCAAGCTAGAGAAGGATGCTTTATTTAGTAGGGATAGAGAGGCATATAACACCGTTTGGGAAGGTTTATGCCGTCAGACTGTAGATGGAGCCATATTTGCTAAAGAAATGACTATGGCTGAACTAGATGGAAGGATAACGAATGTACCCTACGATCCAATTAAGCCTGTTCATGCTGTTTTCGATTTGGGCTGGGCAGATGCTACTGCTATTTGGTTTGTTCAGTTTATTGGCATGGAAGTCCGATTAGTTCGTTACTACGAGAACAATCAAGAAACAATTGCCCATTATCTTGCTAAAATACAGTCCTATGGATACGTTATCGACACTCTTTGGCTCCCTCACGATGCAGGGAATAAAACTTTATCTTCTAACGGTAGAAGCATCGAGGAAATTGTCCGAGCTGCGGGATATAACACTAGAGTCATTGAACGTACACCGATAGTTGATTCAATCAACGCTGCTAGAATGATGTTCAATAAGTGTTGGTTTGACCGTCAAAACACCCACGATGGATTGCAATGCCTACGCCATTACCGTTATGACGTAGATCCTGATACTAAGCAATTTAGCCAAAAACCATTACACGACAACTATTCTCACGGTGCAGACGCTTTCCGTTATATCGGCCTTATGGTTAATGAACCAAGAAAAGTGCCTAAACAAACAAAGAACTATCAACTACCTAGCTCATGGATGGGCTAAAATGTGTAGTAAAAACACCACAACTGTCTTAAAATCGGGCAAATATTAAGGAATTCTTATGGCATACGATAGCGTTGCAGACTCACAATCAGACGGCAGAATTGAAGAAGCCAAAGACTTTTTAAGACTTTGTAACGACTCAGATTCTAATAATCGTGCCGAAGCTCTTGATGATGTAAGGTTTGCAGCAGGCGATCAATGGCCTGTAGATGTCCAAAACAGCCGTGTATTAGAAGCAAGACCATGTCTTACCATCAATAAAGTTGATGCGTATGTGCGTCAAATCTGTAATCAGCAACGCCAACAACGCCCTCGTATGAAGGCGCATGGCATGAATAATCAGTCAGACTCTAAAGTAGCTGAGATTATTACTGGTATCTGCCGTCACATTGAGAATCAATCAGATGCTGATTCTGCATACGATCATGCGTTTGAATATGCAGTTAAGATGGGCTGGGGTTACTGGCGCATCACCACAGACTATGTAAGGGATGATAGCTTTGACCAAGAAATCTACATTAAGCCAGTTGAAAACCCATTTACTGTCTATTTTGATCCTAATAGCGTGTTGCCTGATGGTAGTGACGCTGAAAGATGTCTTATCACCACAGTTATATCCAAAGATGTGTTTCGTAAGATGTACCCTAACGCAGAGTCCGAACAAGGATTCTCCAGCAGGGGAACAGGCGATACCGAATCCGAATGGGTTACAAAAGAAGATATACGCATAGCTGAGTATTTCTACACTACTCGCACTAAGACTAAAATTTATCAGTTATCTGACGGAACTACCGCTTATAAAGAAGAATTGCCATCTAAAGAAATTATGGATATGGCTGGCGTAACCATTGTTGATGAGCGTGAAACATGGCGCAAACAGATCAAATGGTGCAAGTTAACCGCAATGCAAATCCTTGAAGAAGGCGAATGGGCTGGTAAATACATTCCTATTGTGCCTACTTATGGTCAAGAAGTGCGTGTTGATGATAAGCATAAGAAGTTTGGTTTAGTACGCATGGCTAAAGATCCACAGCGTATGTATAACTACTGGGCTACTGCTCTGACTGAAACTGTAGCATTGGCTCCTAAAGCTAAATGGCTATTGGCTGAAGGTCAAGACGAAGGTCACGAAAACGAATGGGCTATGGCTAACATCAAAGCTATGCCTGTATTGCGTTATAAGCAAACTGATTCAGAAGGTCGGCCTGCTGGTGCTCCAGTAAGACTTCAGCCTGAGCCACCTCCTGCTGGCGTAATGGCAGCAATGCAAGGCATGAACGCTGATTTACAAGCTGTTGTAGGTATTTTTGATCCTAGTCAATTGCCTACTGGCATGATGACAGGCAAAGCAATGCAAGGTCAGCAATCCCAAGTGGATATGACCAATTTCCATTACTACGACAATCTGACTCGCTCAATTCGCCATACTGGTCGCATCATTCTTGATCTAATTCCTAAGATTTATGACCGTGAGCGTGTAATGCGCATCATTGGCGAAGATGGCAAACCTGAGATGGTTACATTAAACGAGCCTAGCCAAGATGAAGAAGGCGTTACCAAGATCCTTAATGACGTAACCGTAGGTGAATACGACATTGTGATGGAAGTAGGCCCTGGCTATAACTCTAAGCGCCAAGAAGCTGTCGATTCAATGGTTCAAATGCTTTCTGTTGATCCAGAATTAATGAAACAAGCTGGCGATTTGATCTTCCGTAATATGGACTTCCCAGGCGCTGAGATCATTGCTGATCGTTTGGCTGCTGCTAACCCAATGGCTCAGATTGACGATAAGTCACCTGTTCCGCCACAAGTTCAAATGCAGTTGGCACAGAGCAAACAGATGATCCAACAACTCCAGCAACAGTTACAAGCTGAAGAAATGGATAAGAAGTATCGTGCAACTGTTCAACAACAAGTTCAACAGGCTGAAACTGAGCGTAAGAAGATGGAGTTGGAAGTTCGCAGAGAAGATAGCCAATTGCGTACAGACACTATTGCTCACGACACGATTATTAAGACTGAAACTCAGAAAGAAATTGAAGCTATGAAGGCTCAATTAGCTTTAGTTTTGGCTCATTTAAACAAAACAGAATTTAACGCTGCTAATGCAGAGGTTGTTGAACGAGCAATTTAATGTTGTAAAAACGCAACACTTGTGATACAAATGAATTTGTAGTACCTACCTGTGGGTTCACAGGGTTAATTCTTGAGGGAAACTCATGTCAGACGTACAAGAAAGACTAGCAGCAAACGTAGTAACATCTGAAAATTTAGCTGATTTCCATGCGGATAAATTAGGTTTAGCTAGTGAAGAAGCCCCATCTGAGGCTGAAGTTGTAGAGGAAACTCCAACGTCAGAGCCAGAATTGGAAGCTCAAGCTGAGAGTGAACCAGAAGCAGAAGAAGAAGCGAAAGCAACAGAAGATCGCAAATCTAATCCCAAGATTGAAAAACGATTCTCCGAACTCACCAAGCGAGCCAAACAAGCTGAAGCTCAAAAGGCAGAGTTAGAAGCTCGTTTACAAGAGTTTGAAGCCAAAGCAACTCCCCAGCCACAAGCACAACAAGCTGATCCATTGGGTGAAAAACCCCAAGCAAGTCAGTTTCAAGATGCTTTTGAATATGCGGAAGCATTAGCTGAGTGGAGCGCTGAAAAGGCCTTATTTGAACGTGATAAGCAAGAAGCTGAACGCAGGGCAAACGATGAACGTGCTAAGTTAAATCAAGCATGGGCAGAGCGTGTCAATAAAGCTAAAGCTGAAATGCCTGACTTTGAAGAAATGATTGCATCAAGCACCGTATCAGTAAATGATGCGATTCGTGATTCAATCCTAGAATCCGATGTAGGCCCTCAAATCAAATATCACCTAGCTTCAGACGATGAATACGATCAAAAGATCGCTGCAATGCCCCCGATCAAAGCTCTTAGAGAAATTGGTAAATTAGAAGCACGGTTTGAGGCGAAAGATGCGCCAAAAGAAGAACCTAAGCAGGAAGTTGTTGCTCGAAGTAAAGCACCAGCACCTATCAAGCCTCTCACCGCTGGCAAAGGTACGTCTGACGTATTAATTGACGGCAATGGAGCGTTTCATGGAACTTATGCTCAATGGAAAGCTGCAAGACAGGCAAGAAA